TATTAATAAATTGTTCATTATGCTCCCCAAGTTTTTCTTTTCTTAAATAAATCAAAAAAGATTGCCGATACCTCTTGTCTGATAATTTTTCTTATTAAATCTTTATCAGACTCATTAAGTTCTTCGTTGATTGTTCCTTTTTTAACATTAACGATTTCCTCATTGATGATATCATACAATTCTCTTTTAGTCATTTTTATTTTATGTTAGATGAATCCGATGCATCTTTAGATGGTTTCTTGTTATCACCTTTACCAATTTCAGATGATTTAGGATTTACTTCATCAAGTTCTTGTGAACCAAATGTAGGTCCTACTGCACCTCTACCAAATCTTTCATTCTTACTTCCTCTACCTTTCCAAGTTTTTTGGATTTTGTTAAAGAATGCTTTTTTTTCTTCATCGGACATTGAAGGTAATGATTTACCAGCCTTTTCTAATGCCTTTTTAAAGAACTTTTGGTATTCAGATTCTTCTAATAAAGTTTCTCTGACTATATTTTTAAGTTGTTCTCTTGTTATTTTCATTTTTCAATCTCCTGTATTGTTTTCGCTATATTAATTAGTTTCTCTTTTATAGTATAAATATGTTTATTTGTTCTTTTCCAATATTTATCGGAATCTAACTCATTAATTGTTTTTATCTTATTATACCAATTAAAAAATTTCTCAGTTTCTCTAAGTTGATACTTTAATTCTTTTAAACCCATTGCCATCTTCTTGTGAGGATGCATTGATTCATCATTTTTTAATTCTAACCAACGATTAACAGGTCTTTTTACTTTAGCTTCGTTGATATTATCAATATCACCACCCACAACTGAATAACCAAGTTGTGTTGCTATTTTTTTCTTTCTTTTTTTGTGTTTGTTTCCTTTGGAGAATGCGTGTGGAGTTTGATAACCATCTACATTACCTGTTGTAGTGGCTTCATCAAGTTCTTTTTGAACTTCATCTAAGATTTCATCTAAGATTTCTTTAAGATTTTTTTCCATTGACATTTTTTATCTCCTTAATCAATTCATAAGACATCATCAAAGCTGAAACTTGCTCATCGGTAATCTTTTTACCAACCTTTTGCTTCTTTAAAACATTTATAGTTTCTTTCAACTTGATTTTTGTAATCTTATCTTTCATTCCTTTATACATTGTATGTAATTCAGTAATGGTTTTGATTAATTCTGATTCAAAATACTCGTTGAACTTTGAAGTGTTATTAACATTATTAATATATTCTCTTAATAAACCTTTTTGTGATTCATCTAAAGATGTATATTTTTTGTTAAAAGTTTCAACAAGAATTTTATATGTCAACAATCTGAGGTCTTTCTCTTGTTTTCTGTATTCTTCTACTAACTTATCTTCTTTCGCTTTCAATGTAGTTTGGGAATTTGATGAGATATGCTCTACAAGAGTTAGTTTTGAATCGAATACATCTTTAATATCAAGGACATCATTCTTTTTACCTTCAAACAATTTATGTATTGAAGCTAAAATTTTATAGTTTGTTACAGGGGAAGATAAGAAATTGTTAATTTCGAAGTTCTCCTTGATAGATTTTACAAGATTATATTTTTCTCGTTGAAGTGATTTATAATCTATTTTTGTATGTGCTTCTAACACAACATCAATAAACTTTTCAGCTTTTGATTCTGTATTATATTTTTCGTTAATTAAAAGGTTGAATAGTCTTAATTCTTTAGACATTTCAGTACCCTTACCATAGAATTCCTTAATTATTCCTTTTGCCTTTTCCTCACTACCATTGATAATTTCAAGGGTAACTTGTCTTGTTAAAAGCTCAAAAAGAAAACCAGTATTCTTAAATTTTGAATGTTTTATTTTTCTCATCTTATTTTATTCCTATTATGATATAGTAAAAATTCCCATATATAAATATAAAAATCTAAAGTTAAAGGAAATTTTTACTCGTCAAGTATGTTATCTTCATCTAACATACCTTTAATTTCATGTAAATACTTTCGTTTTGATGCAATACCTGAAATCATTTTTATAGCCTTCTCTTCAGAAGTTCTATTTCTTTCTTTTGTTCTTTCTTTATCACCAAGTGGGTCTCTACCAAGTGGGTGTTTATCTTTTCCATAAGTTCCACCTTCTCTCGGTCTACCACCTTTATCTTTAATTTCTTGTTTCAAAGCTTCCAATGATTCTTCAATATCATCTGGTTCTTCATCTTCCAATGCAGGGTCGTTACCTTCATCTTCAATCATTCTGTATCTATATCTATCTTTGATATCTTCAATGATTTTAATTTTTTGATGGTCTTGTTCATTATCAGAAACTTTAAATATATTTTCATATACCCATTCTTTAGATAACATATTTAAACTTTGAATATCTTGAGCCAATCTAATTTTTTCACTCCACAAGTTTACTTTTTCTTGTTCGTAAATTGTAGATGGATTTACTAATCCTAATTCAAAGTTTGTCATTTCTGAATCAGTAACCCCTTGTGCATATAAATGAACAATTGCAATTTTTGTTAATTCTGAAATTACTGTTCTTTGGATTCTCTCAATTGTTCTTGCAAATCTAACATCTTCAGCAGCAAGTGTTGCTTTACCATTAATGTTTTCTTCATATCCTAAATAAGCTTTTGGAATTTTTAGAGCTGCAAATAATTTGTTTTTTAAGTAATCAATATCTTCGATAGTTGCATATTCTAAACCTGCAAGGTTTTCAATGCTTGTACCACTATCTCCACCTCTAACTGGTAAATAAAAATCTTCAGTTAGGTTTTGCATATTATACTTTAAGTTGTAATCACCAGTATTTCTATCAACGAAAGGAACTTTCTTCATTTTATTGATGATTCTCTGCATATAGTTATCAACCTCTGTTGGAGGGATATTTCCTATGTCCACTTTGAATACTCTTTTTTCTGGTGCTCTCATGATTCTGTGAATCAACATAGCATCTTCCATTAGAGATAATTGTTTCCACAATCTTCTTCCATTCTCAATCATAGATTTACCATAAGGTAACCAGTTAGTATCCGCTAACAATCTAAAGTGAGCGATTTCAAAGTTTTCATATTCTTCTTTACCATTCGGGTCCTCAGTAATTTTGAACTTTACTGAATTTGGATTATTTGGGTCTATTCTTTCTAATCTTTCTGTGTTGTAAACTGAATGAGGTGTAACATTTACAATACCTTTACCTTCAGCGATTTCTAAACCTAAGAAGAAATCCCCATACTTACACATATTTCTTACCCATGGCCATAAGTTGAATTCAACATTAAGAACATCATAAAATAAGTTTGTAAGTAAATCTTGTACGTTTTGATTATCAGAATGAACTAAAAGTGTATCACCAAATTCATTCTTTAATGTTGATTCATCTGCGTATATATCTAATGCTGATGCTAATATTGGGTCGTTATCCATTGCATCATAATCTCTGAATACCTCTCTACGAACTTGTTGGTATGCCATTGATTGTGCACCACCTGCTTGTTCGAAGAAAGATTTCTGAATTTTAGTATATCTATCTCTTAGAGAAGATAAATTCGTTTGTTGTCTTTCATCGGTATCAACTACTCTTCTCTTACCATCTTTATCAATGGTAACCACCGCTTGAGCTCTGAATAGTTTTGTTAATCTACCAAAAAATGAAGTATCTGCCATTTTGTTCCTATTTTAATTTATAACCTTTATTTATTTTTGTTTTTACCATTTTCTACATGACCAGTATCTAGCCTTGTGTCTTGGACCAGGATTATCACAATTGTGTCTTGCTCTAAAGTTTTTTCGAGCTTCAGGATTAGATTTCCTAATTTTCATTGTTTTTCCTTTTGCTGAAGTACCTCCGTGTCCAAAGTTTACTTTTACTACATTACCTTGGGGATTTTTAACATATACTTTGAATTTCTTAACATCACCTTGCATTGGTTTACCAAGTTTTACTGTTCTTCCTTGGTACTCTGCTTCGTTGATATCTTCTTTATACGATTTCATGAATTCTGCAAATTCTTTTATATCGTGATAATTTTCTACAAAGTATTCGTTACAATAACTTTCGTTTTCATTAAGTAATTTTTTCATTGAAATCATAATATTTCTCCTTACTATATAAATATAGATTTATTTAATTAACCAAGTTAAATCCTCATCTCTATCCCCTACTCGTTGTTTCCAAGGATTTTCTTCTAATTGAGTATTTCCACCAAACCCCATACCTGAAATATCTAATTGGTGTGCTCCAATACCACCCAATGCTTGTTTAGTTAAATCAATTCCTTCTTGTCTTAATCTTAATGCGGTATCTCTAACCCACAATCCAATTGAAAAAGACATTGTTAAATCATCATTATACCCAGTCATAGCTTCAGCTCTGTTTCCTTTCCATATAAAAGTAAATAATTCATCAATTAATCTTGATGAACGAACTGTTACTGATTTATCTCTAAAGTAATCATCTAACTTTGATATAATCAAAGGTCTTGTTTTAGATGTTGTACTGAATCCTGCAACCATTCCTCTTTCTTCTCTATTATATTTGTTATGTAATTGATTTTCAACATCTACATACTTTAAATCTTTACTCATGTAGAAAAGATTTCCATATCCTCTATCAATTACTTGCTGTATAACTGCCCAACCAATATTTGCGTTCTCAATTACTAACAATGCATTATTATAATCAGTTGAAAGTGAAACTAAAAAGTTTCCAAAATCTTTTGTATCTAATTTACCTTTATATTCTGCTACTTGTGATGCATTTTCAATATCAATTACATGACATGCTGAATAATCGGTTGAATCTCCACGAGCAACATCGGCAACAACCATATATGATTTATTATAGTTTGGATATTCCCATTTCCAAAGGTTTCCATCAAAACCTGTTTTCTCCATTGGTTCTTGACAAAATGATTCTTTGTAGAACATTAGAAGTTGTGGGTCAATCACAGTATCACCTGAAGAAACAAAATCACAATCACATTCTTGTGCCGCTCCTTTTGGTCCTAAAAGTTTTTCTTGTTCATCTCTCCAATCTTGGTTTCTTTCTGGATGCACACTCCAATGTAATCGAATTGTATTGAATCCATTTTCTTCTTCTTCTGCACCTACCCAAGTTTTGTGAAAGAAGTTTCCTACACCATTTGGTGTTGAAAGGATAATCGCATTACCACCAGTAGATAGTGTTGATTGTGCTGATACCCAAATATCTTCAATCTTATCAATGAACGCTGCCTCATCGAATACTAAAAGGGATAGTGCTTCAGAACGACCAGCATCTCCAGCGGCTGATGTTGCTTTTATCTGAGAACCATTCGAGTATCTCAGAGATAATTTATTATCTTCTACTGTTGTTTGTTTTAACCACGATGGTAAGTATTGATTCATCACACGAACCTTCGTTACAAGGTTCTTAGCAACTTCTTGTTTAGTTGCAATTACTAATACATTAAAATCTTGATTGAATAGCATTTTCCAAAGAGAAAATCCCGCAGTTAAGGTTGAAATACCTGTTTGTCGAGATTTAAGGATAATGTTATAACGATGTTCTGCGAATTGGTCTAAAGTTCTTTCTTGAAACTGATATAAGTGAAAAGGAATTTTCCCCCTAACTGGATGTTGTATCATACAGTACTTCTTCATGAAGTATATAGGGTCTTGAGCACATTTCTGATACTCAATTTTTATTATTTCCTTTAAACTAGCTTTAGCCATTTATTTTTTACCTATTTTCCAATATAGTGATGTTCCAACGAATGGTTTGTATTCACCAAGCTGATTTGATAAACCTATGTTTAATCCATAGATGTTCATCTTCTTAGTTTTTAACAATCCATTAACACTAAAACTACCAAAACCATTTACTTGGTCAACACCAAGTCCTAATCCATAGTAGAATTCATTTTTAGGTAACTCTTTTACAATTGTAGTATTGTAAACAGTTGGAATCTTGAAGAACCAATCAATTTCTCTTGATTCGATTCTGTTTTGTGAGATAACATCAGTAAGAATACCAAATCCCAAATCTCCACTTGGTTTATTACCTAATGAATCAGTAACTACCTCTGGAAAATCATATGCAAGATTCAATGTATCTTTAACTGTTACTTTTGAAAAGTAATCTTTAATAATTGCAAGTGAATCTACATCTACTGGTATCTCCACTTCTTTAATTACTTCTTTTGTAATGTACTTTGGTACATACTTTGTTACTTTAACTTCTTTTTCTACAAAAACTGTATCTA